AAATTAATTATCAGGTTAAGAGCGCGAGTAAAGCCGATGAAATGGGCAGATGTAGCTAGAGAAATAGGTATCAACGAAAAAAGCCTGTATTTTTTCAGAGCTAGATATCTAAAGGAAACAATTTAAGGAGTAAAACAATGGATAGATTTTCAGGCAGTTTTAAAGATTTTTTAAATTTATTAAAAATTGGGTCACATAATACTTGCGACAAAAAAAATAATAAAAACAAAGATAATGCAACAAATAAAAATATAGATAATAACTGTAACAATATTCGAAATACAAACTATATTGAAGTAAATATTGATTTTATATATGAAAATCATTCAGTTAATTTTTCACTAAATTAAGACAATACAAATAATATGAAAAATTTATATATATATATATTATTATTTATTTATTTATTTATTACTAGCAATATTTTATGCACCACAAAAATAAATTTAAATGTAAAAATGTATTCTGGCATAGAAATCGGTAAAATTGAAAATGGAAATGGATTTATGAACTTAAAATACTTTGATATTGCAATTAAAAACAAAAAGTTTAAATCTGAATTTACACTAAATACTGGTTTTACATCAAATAGAAAATCATTATTAAAATACAATCATTTTATTAACACATTTAGAAACAAAACCACTTATTACATAACAAATAATTTAGGTATATTTTTCTCTACATCATTTTCAAATAAAATACAAGGTAGGAATAATTACGTATCATTTTTCACAGAAGATAACTATCAATCGATAGGCATTGATTTTATATTTATGTAATGACGTTTTTCAAGGTATTTAATAGCGGCCTTTAACTCATAAATACAAATCTTATCTTCTAGCTCCATATCATTTATAGCATCATCTAGTTCATCAATTGCATCTTTTGCTTTTTTGTACACATCTAAAAGTTCTGGAACTGCCACAATCGCTTTTTTATCTTCATAAACTGGCGGCTCTCCACAGCAATTCGTTGTCATGCTATCTTTAATTCCAAAGGGGTCGAATTCGACCGGTTTGGGGGATCGGGGTTATCACAAACATTGTTAATTATTAGTATTATCGCGCTCAGAAAGCATGGCATCGGAAACTCTATACGAAGCAATTGCGTAAGCTTCTTCTGAATGAACCCTTTTCCCGTCACTAAATAACTCAGTTGCTGGATTAGAAAGCATTCCTTTTAAAGCCATACCAGCAAACCAATCTCTTAATGTCATACATTCTGAATAAAATCCTGTATCAGGACTATTTGAACTTGTAAAAGCTTGTATCTCAGTATTTTTTTTAAGCATTTCTTTGTATTCTTCGATTTGAAGTTGTTGTTTAGCTATTAGTTGATCTTTGGTCATCTTCTCTCACACTCTTTCTGACAAGCTATACAAATCATCTTACCTTTTTTTGTTTTTTTCGTTTTTGCATCGCAACATTTTGAACTCATTTAAATACCTTTCTTATATAATTTAATTTTGACCATATCGAGCATATGTTCTAAATGGTTTCCAATGGAATTTTAAACTCATTTACATAACTCCATGAAAATCTCATCTTAGGATTCTTTTGATAGAAATTGTGGTAAGAATTTCCTTACATCATCAAAGTTTTTTACATAATTTCCCATATTTTTTCACTAATAACATTTGCTATTTCTGGTTCTATATCTTCGGATTCCGAAACCATTTTGTTAGCTAGTTGAGTTAAAATATGTACAACTTTCAATATATTTATATTTGTTAAAATCATTTAATCTAGTAATTTTATACTATTATTTTCTAGTAATTGTATATTTTTATCTTTATTATAAAACAAATAAAACTCCCATATTTTACGAACTTCTTTCAATGTAAAACTAAACTCTTTTGTAGTTTCAAAACGTAAATCACGCCCAATTTTTTTTAAAACTAAGGCAACGTCGTCATCTACAACAAAACCAGTGTATTGCTTTTTGAATCGTTCTAAAAAAGATTGAAATTTAATTTCTTTTTCGTCATCTTCACTTAAATTATATCTATTAGCATGTTTAATGATATTACTTGGTCTTGGCATATATTGACTATCATTATTTTTAACTAAATATCTAATTGATTTTACAACATTTTGTATTTCTTCATCAATCAAAAAATCTATATAAGATTTAAACATTTCTTTATCTTTGTTCAATGGATCTTTTTCATACGCTCTAAACATTGAATTTAATGCTGAGATCAATTCTTTACTCATATTTACCCTCTTTTCTGTAATTCATTAACAAACTCATATATCTCATTCACAGATTCTGTTTCGTATTGTTCGTTATTTTTTTTATTAACGATTTTATTGTAATTATTCTCACTGTACCTTAATAGCCAATTCCTAGAGGCCGCTACCCAGCTCTTCATTGGCTTTCCTGCAACTTTCCACCCGTTAGATTCATAATAGTTGAAAAATTGCTCTGACTGCAAAAATAAAGCCCTCTCATTAACATTTAGACTCTTAGAAAATGCATATTTAGATATTTCTTTAAAAATATCATTAATTTCAGGCTTAACAAACTTTTTCTTTTTATCGATACTTTCAAAAATATTAAATTGCTCATTTTTATCACTTTCTTTTTTAGATATTAATTTATTAATATCTTTTTTCTTTATATTATTATCATTCTTATCATTATTGTTTGTGCGCGCTATCGTTTCACTATCGTTTCGCCATCGTTTCGCTATCGTTTCGCTATCGTTTCTTGATTCTTGATATTTATCATAATTTACGCACGAAATTAACGTTCCTTTTCCGATCGCTATCGTTTCGATCATTGAATCATTTTGTAAAAATTTTATTGCACGTGTGATTGTCGATCTATGAATATTAATTTGCTCTGATAATTTACTAAGAGAAGTATAAAAAGACCCCCTTTTTATCAATGTTTTTTGATTATTGATAATGATACTCTTATCTTTATGATTACATCTAAGTAAAATCTGAATAAATACTAAAAAATATGATTGATTTGTCATTAAATGATGATCTAATAATGATCGATGAAGTTTTATATAACCCTCCATATTTACCCCCGTTTTTTAGAATATTCTCTTAGCCAATTCATTACCGAATCTAATTCAAAAAGATTTTTTCCGCCCATTCTAAAAACTGGCATACCGAATTTTATGAATTTGTAGATTGTTGTATTCTTGTATTTTATTTTTTTCTCTAATTCTTTTATTGTTAATAATTCCATTTTTTATACTCCTGTTTTAGTTATTAACAATACTATACAATAAACAATTGTGAATTACAATGTATTAATATAAATAAAAAACGGTTGACTTTTTTATTTATTACATATATTATAAATTCATTAAAAAACAAGGGAGTAAATATAATGAAAGAATTATTAAGAAAACTACAAAAGGTTCAATCAGAGTTAAAATCTAAAAAAAAGAGGTATAATTCATTTGGTGAATATAAATATAGATCATGTGAGGATATCCTAGAAGATGTCAAACCACTTCTTTTTGAAAATGGATTATTTATCTTAATTTCAGATGATATTGAATATTATCATGGTAGGCATTATGTTAAATCAACAATTAGTGTATATGATATTTCATCAAATACAGGTACTTTTTTAGAGGTACATGCATATGCAAGGGAGGAAGAATCAAAAAAAAAGATGGACGCAAGTCAAATAACTGGTTCAACGTCATCATATGCAAGAAAATACGCATTAAACGGCCTTTTTGCTATCGATGATGCAAAAGACAGTGATGCGACAAATAAACATGAAAATTACAAAAAAAAAGAAAAACAACATGTAAATGAAGATAAAAAAAGAGAATATCTAGAAAAAATGCAAAAATCTAATTCTATAGAAGAGTTAAAGGAATTATGGAGTAACGATATTCCGCAAGAATATCGAATAGAATTATCATATGAAAAAAATATATTAAAAGAAAAACTTGATAAAGAAGCGAAAAGCAAATAGGTGAAATTTTATGAAAGAATTAAACAAGTATAACTATATTATAGAAAAAGACACATTAACTATTTTTGATGAGGGGGAATTAAGATTAGATTCTATTTTAAATAAAAAAATAAAAAAATTAAACGCTCCTAATTCTGATGCGATTTATTGCCAAAATAACAATTTAACGGAATTAAACGCTCCTAATGCTAAAAGAATTTCTTGCTACAATAACAAATTAACAGAATTAAACGCCCCTAATGCTAAAGGAATTTTTTGTTGGAATAACAATTTAACAGAATTAAATGCCCCGAACGCTAAAGGAATTGATTGTTCTTATAACAATTTAACAGAATTAAATGCCCCTAATGCTAAAGTAATTTATTGTTCTTATAACAATTTAACAGAATTAAATGCCCCGAACGCTAAAGAAATTTATTGCTGGAATAACAAATTAACAGAATTAAACGCTACTAAGGCTGAGATAATTGATTGCCGTCATAACAAATTAACAGAATTAAACGCTACTAAGGCTGAGATAATTGATTGCCGTCATAACAAATTAACAGAATTAAACGCCCCTAATGCTAAAGTAATTTATTGTTCTTATAACAATTTAACAGAATTAAACGCACCTAATGTTGAAAGAATTTATTGCTGTAATAACAAATTAACAGAATTAAACGCCCCTAATGCCAAAAGAATTTATTGTTCTTATAATAAATTAACAGAATTAAACGCCCCTAATGCTAAAATAATTGATTGCCGTCATAACAAATTAACAGAATTAAACGCCCCTAATGCTGAAAGAATTTATTGTTACAATAACAATTTAACAGAATTAAACGTTCCGAATGCAGATTTAATTTATTGTTACAATAACAATTTAACAGAATTAAATGATACCAATACTAAGCTAGAATCTTGGTAACAATTTAACAATATAATGGTTGATAATAAATTATTATTATGTTAAATTATATATGAATTAAAACAAGGGAGTTATAAAAATGATAGTACATAAAATAGAGCAAAAAAGTGAAGAATGGAACGAGATTAGAAAAGGCAAGCTAACCGCCAGTAATTTTTCTAAAATATTAACAAAAACAGGCAAACTATCTTCACAATATATCGATGTTATCTATGAAAATTTAGCAGAGTTGCATACATGCCAAAGTGAATACCAGCCTACAAATTTTTATATGGAAAGGGGGTTAGAATTAGAAGAATACGCTATTTTAAACTATGAAAGTATATCAGGCGAAATAGTTGATAAAATTGGGTTTATTGAGTCTGAATGTGGTTTACTTGGGGTTTCACCCGACGGGTTGGTCGGTAAGGATGGTATTATTGAGGTTAAGTGTTTGATGCAAAAAAAACACATTGCTTTGTTACTTGGAGAATATAAAGAAATAGATACTTATATACCTCAGATGCAATTCCAGTTGTTTGTATCTAAAAGGAAATGGGTTGATTTTATTTCTTATAATCCCGATTTTATAGAGCCTGAAAAAAGAATATTTATAAAAAGGATATTTATTGATGAGGAATATCAGAAATTAATTTCAAAATCTATAGATCAATACAAAGAAAAATTTATTGAATTAAGTAATTTATTGGGTAAAAATAATATATTTTAAAATAGGAGTAATAAAAATGAATCAAGTAATTTTAATAGGTAATCTTACTCGCGATGTTGAGTGCAATGCTGTGAGTACAGGCGATTTAGTAGCCAAATTTTCTATAGCTGTAAATAGGGGGAAAGATCATGTTGACTTTATAAACTGCGAGGCATGGGGTAAATTAGCAGATAATCTAAATCAGTACTGTAAAAAGGGGTCAAAAATAGCGGTTATTGGATCGATTAGAGTAGATAATTATGAAAAAGATGGAGAAAAAAGAACATATTATAAAGTTAATTGTTTCTCTATTGAATTTTTAAGTAAAAAAGAATTAACAGACAATAAGATAGAATCTGATTTCTAATATGTGGACGGACAAGGGGGTGAACCGTCCACAAAAATAATTTAACATAATTATCGATAAAATAAAATAAGAGGGTAATAATGGTAGTGAATAAGATAAATAAATCAATTTTATCAGAAGCTTTGAGAATAACAGATGAAAGAATATTGACTTATGGTGATCCAGTGGAAAATTTGGAAAATATAGCTAAATTATGGAATACATATATAAAATCAAAAAAAATAAATTATGAAAATGATTTATGTATTATTACTAGCAAAGATGTGGCTATGATGATGGTTTTATTGAAAGTAGCACGAGAATTAAACTCAACTAATAAAGATAATTTAATAGATATAGCTGGATACTGTCGTTTAGCGTCTGTAATAGAGGGGTTTGAAAATATATAATGTTAAGTAATACACTCTTTAAATACGGTTATAATTATAGTAAAAAGAGCAAAAAAATTTCAGAGTTTCATAGCAATGTTTTTTCAGATAAAAAATGTAGTATTTATTCAATTAAGAAAATAAACTTTATCAATTTTCTGAAATTAAAAATAAATATTTTTTTTAATAAATAAGTTATATTTTTCTTATGAAACCGTCGAACTTTATAACTATTGATGAATTTAAAAAAATGTCCAAACAATATGATTTATCTAACCTTTTTTACGCTGAAATTAATCGTCATAAAAAAAATCTTTTATTTGGAATTGAGCGTGAATTTAGATTCCATAAAAAAAGAATGTGGCGCTTTGATTTAGCTTGGCCTGATTACAATGTGGCTGTTGAAATTGACGGTGGCCAATTTAAAAAATTTGGTGGACGGCATGCAAGAGACTCGGATAGAGAAAAGATGAATAATGCTGTGATTTTAGGTTGGGCAGTTCTAAGATTCTCTGGGGAGATGATAAAAAAAGACCCTGTTTTGTGCATAGATCAACTCAATACTTTAATTGAAAACAAAAAGTTAATGTACAAAAGTGATTGACAACGGATTGTTATTTTGTTAAATTATATATAAATTAAAACAAGGGAGTTTAAAAAAAATGATACCAAGAATTTACAATAACGGAGAACCGTTTTTAACAGGCATAGATTACAGTAAGAATAATACAAGCCATAATGTTACGCCAAAAATTAAAAAAACTAATCACTATAGTATGAATAATTTTACGGCAAACCCTATTATGCTAGCACGACAACACAAAGAAGCTGTAAAGACAATTATTTTATTTTTGTTGCTTGGAATTAGTTTTACATCGGGGTTTATAATCGGTAAAAAATGGAGTTAACGCATATGTGTAATACTAAATTTATAAAAAGAAAAGAATTAGCAAAACTATTAAATATAAACGCAATGACATTATGGAAATTAATCAAACGGGATAATGATTTCCCCGTAAATTATATAGGAAACAAAATACTATTTGATAAAAATCAAGTTTTAAATTATTTATCCAATAGATATGTTATTGAAGATTTTACAAACATAATAAGTTTAATAGACATAAAAGAATCGGCAAAAATATTAAGGGTCAGTGATACAGTAATGAGGCGGTTAGCAAAAGACGACATAGACCTGCAATATTTTAGAGTTGGTAGATTGTATAGGTTTTCTAAAGAAAACTTAATTAAATACGTTAATAATAAAATATACAGGAGTAGTAAAAATGGATAGTTTAGATAAAATTTTTGAAGGACAAAAAGAATTAAATAAAAAATTAGTGCCTTGGATTGAAGAAGATTTAAAAAAAATAGAGGGGAAAATTGATTGGATATTTAAGTTTAAACTTGCAATGGATCAAGAAATAGCGGAGATGTCAGATTGTTTACCTTGGAAGTGGTGGTCGAAAAACAAGCCAATCGATTACCAAAATTTAAAAGTTGAATTAGTTGATATTTTGTTTTTTTGGACATCTATCTGTTTATCGGCTGGATTTTCAGCAAAAGAAATGAGAGAAGCTTACTTTAAAAAGTTAATATTAAATCATAAAAGAGCTGATAACGGATACAAAGAAGGTACTTATAATAAATATGATAAAAACGGTTTAGAAGATAATCGTAGCATTTAAATCTAATATCAATAATTGATATGTTTAAGTGGTTTACAATGAATTGATTTTATGTTAAATTATATATAATAAAAACAAGGAGGAAAATAAAATGAAAGAATTAAGTCAACATAACTATATTATAGAAAAAGATACATTAACTATTTTTGATGATGGGGCATTAATATTAGATTCTATTTTAAATAAAAAAATAAAAAAATTAAACGCTCCTAAAGCTAAAGAAATTTATTGTAGTGACAACAACTTAACAGAATTAAACGCTCCTAATGCTAAAATAATTGATTGTTACAATAACAAATTAACAGAATTAAATGCACAGAACGCTAAAGAAATTTATTGTAGTTACAACAACTTAACAGAATTAAACGCTCATAAAGCTGAGATAATTTATTGTTACAATAACAAATTAACAGAATTAAATGCACAGAACGCTAAAGAAATTATTTGTAGTTACAACAACTTAACAGAATTAAACGCTCATAAAGCTGAGATAATTTATTGTTACAATAACAAATTAACAGAATTAAATGCTCCTAAAGCTGAAAGAATTATTTGCTATAGTAACAATTTAACAGAATTAAATGCTCCTAAAGCTGAAAGAATTATTTGCTATAGTAACAATTTAACAGAATTAAATGCTCCTAAAGCTGAAAGAATTAATTGTGAAAATAACAAATTAACAGAATTAAACGCTCCTAATGCTGAAAGAATTTATTTTTCTTATAACAACTTAACAGAATTAAACGCTCCTAAAGCTGAGATAATTTACTGCGCAAATAACAAATTAACAAAGTTAAATGCCCCGAATGCTAAAGAAATTTATTGTTTAGGTAATAAACTAGAAGAATTAAA